TTAGGGTGCGCTTATTTGAGATGGGACCAATTTGGGACCAATTTGGAGTTTTTCCAATTCACTCCAATCTGAGCTTGAGTTGATCCAACGCGCATAAGTCGAGAGCAGCATCTGCACGCTATGGCCGAGCTGCTGGGAGATGAAGGCGGGATTCATGCCAGACATAATGCATATTGTCGCATAGGTGTGACGACAGTTGTATGGCGGTCGACGCCGGATATTCAATGCCTTCAAGGTCGGGATCCACTGTTTATGTATGTCTGAGGTCTGTTTTACGTACTCGGCATTCTTCGAAGGCGGGAAAATGAAGGGCGTTTCCAGCACCTTCCCCTTACCTTTTTTTCGACGCTCCGCATATTCCCTGGCGAACTCCAGGGCGTGCAGGGCACGCGAATTCAGCAATACGAAGCGGTCACTGCCCGTTTTCGTGCGCTCCACCACTTCTCCCAAGGCGATCCCTCGGCACACGTGGGCCGTCCTCTTCTCTTCGTCCACTGCATCCCAGCGCATTGCCAGGGCTTCAGATAGACGCATCCCTGTGAAAAACACAAACTCAAAGAATGCCGCATAAATCGTACTGGGCCAGTGATCGTGGTCGTACATCTTCGCGATGATCTGGTCTGCTTCTTCCAGTGTGAAGGGGTCAATCTCCTTTTTGCTGCGCTTGGGCAACTCCAGAATAGCCGCCGGGTTCTTCGGGATCAGCTCCTCGGACACGGCTGAATTCAGGATGGTGGACAACTTTGAGATGGCGTTGCGCTTCACGCCCGGCGACTTCCACTCATTGGCGGCCATGACCCGTCGAAGGAGGGTGGTGGTGATCAGGTCGATCCGCACCAAGGCTAGAGCTGGCATCCAGTATCGATTGATTGCACTCGTATAATTTCCCTTGGTACCGACAACAACTTCCCGGCTGTCCAGCCAGAGTTGTGCGTACTCTCCAAAGTTGATTTTACCGCCGGCGATATTGCTGGAGTTTGGGAACAGCTCGGCGTACTTGTCGTCGTCGAGCAGTCCCAGCCTAATCAGCCCTTTTACCTGATCAATAACCTGGGCGGCTGACTTGATGCCTTTCTGTGTCGGGGGATAGGGGAGCGTTTCACTGCGCCGGCTGCCGTTCCACATAAAGCGGATGCGGATCGATCCGTGGTGGAGGTCCATTCCTGCGGGCAGACCCATTGGCTTTCGAGCCATTCGTAATATCTCCTGACGCTGTAGATGATTCTGCCGCAGTGCATATTCCAGACACCCATGGGGATCTGCTTTCGGGCGCGCTTCGAACGCAAGGCTGCGACAGTGGTGCCAAGTAGTTCGGCCATCTTCGCCTCGGGCACCTTGTCGCCCATGATGTTGCCGTCCAGCTGTTCGGCTGCTGCCATGGTGGTACTCCTTGCCGCTAATACGACTGACATTGAAGGGGTAGGGGTTACAGAGAGGGGTTGAGGCGTTTCAGCTCGTCGAGGCAGGCGTTCCAGGAGTTGGCGCACATGGCCTGATCCCGCGCAGGGCTCACTGCTCGACGCTCAGGCAGCGCCACCTCTACAGGCGCGGGCTGCTCGGCCTTTGGTATTAGCGGGGCAATGCTCAGATGTCCTGCACGCATCGCTCGGTCATGCTCCTTGCTTCCTCGCTTCACCACCCATTCATTTCCCGATGGATGGGAGACCAGCAGCCATTCGCACAGCGCCGCCGTTATCGGCCCTGGTTGGGTGGTTGGCTTCCTGCAGCAAGTTTTGTGGGATGCGCCGCAAACGGTATGGATCAGGACTCTGCTACTGCCCCTGCACGCACTACATTCAGTAGGCGCATCCAGCAGTGCAACAGGCACGTAATCATCGACCATCGCGTGATCCAGCAGAAGCCACGCACCACCGCACCACTCGCACCATGCGCCGTCTACCAGCTTTCGCCACTTGCGACTACCAGACACCTTGGGGTAGTAGTGCGTGGCGTCAACTGGTTTTGCATGCTGAGCATCGTAGGCATCCAGCAGAGCGCGTAGCCTTTCGTGGGTAGCGAAATCAGCACACGGATTCAACATGTCTTCCAGCAGCTTGCGCGGCACGCCGTCAATCGTTTGGTTGGTGGTCATGGCTTGATCACCTCGACTACTTCACGGTCGTAGAACGCGCGTGTTTTACCGGTCTTGACATTGACGCCGCGAATCTTCCCGTCTGTAGACCAAAACAAATTGGGGATACCTGTGACTCGCAACCGAACCAAGTTACCGCCAAGCTCAACTAAGACCTCAGCCCCCAATGGGTATGCCTGGCAAACCTTTTTACACAGATCTTTTTGGGCTTCTTTGACAGCCTCGGTAGCTTTCTCGACTTCAATATTCATAAATCACCTCAGCAAATCAGTTGTGCCAGTGCCAGCAGGCACCAGCAGTAGGCGGGGAGTTGGGTCATAGCTAAACTCCTCGGCCTGTATATTTCGCGTGCTGGTTGGCCGCATACATTTCTGCCTCTGTTGCCTTGCGTCCTGATACCCATTGCCCATCAGGGTGGCGCTTGAACGTCCATCCAAAATGACCGTTTTCCGGATCAATCATGATGGCGTATTCACCGCCTGCCGCTTCGATCATGCCCTTGATGCGCTGCGGCTCTGCTGTCTGAATCGCAGCGTCGATCGCTTGATCTAGATCCTCTCCGTTCAACACAATGTTCTGAGGTGTTTTACCTGCGAACACACCGCCCAAGTGAATGCTGTTAAGGTCGCGATCGCGCAGCCATCGATAACGTTCGGCGTCTGTGCGCATGCCTGTGTTTTCGGTCTCCAGTAGATCCATCCGCTCATTCGCAGCGTTCAGGCACTGTTGCAGGGCTTGCTCGCGCGCCAAGGATTCATCCAGCAGGGCTCTGTCTGATTTATAAGGTGTCGGGCACTCACCATTCGGCATTGCCGCGTACGTGCCCCGTGCTTTGCAGCCACGACAGATCACCAGGCCCCCATCGTCGCCCTCGACGGCATCATTGAAATGCTTGCTCATCCTGTAATCTCCCTCGTTACATCCGAAACGATTGATGAGCGCGCGATGGCGGTAACTTCTGCTCGGCTGTTCGTGCGCCGTCGGATTGGATTTCACAAACGAATCTGTGTCGTTTCCGGTTGGGCGCAGTCAGCGCCTTGGTGAGATCAGGCACGACGTCAATGCATTGCTCGTAGGCGTGAGGTCCCTTCCAGCTATCAGCCTTCACCACCTGGCAGTCTGTACGGGTCGCGTCCGCGCACAGGTACAGCAGTAGGAAAACGGTCATACCCCAACCTCCTGCTGCGCCACACTCAGCGCAATCGCCACCGGCTGCACCCAAACCGACACGTTGCTGAGCATGAACGTCTCTCCTGCCTCGGAGAGCAGCAGCGTCATGCCGAACACATCGGCCATGGCCCGTGCCGCCGCGCGTGGTACCGCGTTGCCAATCCTCTCCCGGTGCTGGCCGTCGTTGATTCCGTCCAGCCGGAAGACTCCCGCCTGTTCAATCTTGCGAACGCGCTGCATGCGCTCGATCTCATGGGCGGTCTGTGGATCTGCTGACCAGTGGTCCTCTGGATCAAACAGCGATTGCAGCGCGGCCAACTCCAGCGTGGTGAACGGCCGGTGCCAGGTCCCGTCGAGGCTGGTGATCATGCAGGTCAGCCGATCGTTGTGCGCCGGCATGCGCTGATCTGCAACCGACCACCGGCCATTGTCGTGGCAAGCACTGGCGGATACGGCGCCTGCCGGTGCGCTGTATTCGACCACGCCGTAATGCCCGCCAGTCAGGTAAGCATCGCCCTTGCTGCGCGACATTCCTGGGCGAGGATCTGCGATCGATAACGCGCCGCTGGCAACCTGTTGCGAGCCAGTCACGGTCTTGGCGTTTTCGCACCAGGGCGTGATCCGCAACTTTTGCGTGCTGGCATTCGGGTGCCATGTTTTATAGGCGGGATCTGCCACGGCGAAAGCGCCTTGCCCGGTGGTGCTGCCGGCGATGACGGTGCCGGCCGGCTTGCTGTAGTCGGTGACCAGGTACTTGCCGAAACCCTTGGACGGTTGCCGAGGGTCGGCCACGGCCTGCCCGCCAGAGCTCGGCCCGTGTCCTGCAGTGACAGTGCCGGCAGTTTGGTCATTGCGTACCACGCGGAACACATTATTGTGGCGCTCGCCGGTCATGCGCGGGTCAGCAACGCTGAACGTCCCTTGCCCCGGGCTGCGTTGACCGGTTACGACACCGCAGTGGCGGTCATAGGGCAGTACGCCGAATTGGGTGTACTCGAATTTGTTAGTGGGTCGCGGATCTGCCACGGAAAACTTGCCGTTCATTGGGCGGCTCGCACCTGCAACCACCCCGGCTGTATCGTCCCAATCGACAACCCCGAGTACGCCGTTGTGGTAGTCAGGCACGATCACAAAGTCGCGCAGGTGCCCGTCCTCGATCGCAAACCGGCTCAGGCTACGCCAATCCTTCCCGGCCTCGACCAAGGCCAGGCGTACCCATGTTTTCCACTGCAACGCCGGCACGCGGTGCATCGGCCCAGCCTGATCTATATCGCCTGCCAGGGGCATGCGATTCAGCACGTCACCAACTGCGCGCAGGCTGCGTTTTTCCGGCTCATACAGGAACGCCGGCACCTTCTCGATGTGCCTGGCCACCAGCAAGAAGCGCTTACGGCTCTGGGCCAACCCGCCAATTTCGCCACAGTCGTGGGTGGTTTCAGCCACCGCGTAGCCGTAGTGCCTTAGTAACTTGGTGATCTGGTCCAGCAAGTACCGGCCGCGAGTGGCCAAGCGCGGTACGTTTTCGAACACGATCAGCGACACAGGGTTGTGCCTCCAGGCTTCGCACATCAGCCACACACAGCGCAACGTCAACTCGTTGAGCGCCCGGTACTTGGGCGTCTGGCTCATTGTCTCGGACAACAGGCCCGACGCGCCCTTGCACGGGCTGCTGATGAACACCGCATCCGGGTCTTCGTTGCCGGCGGCGCGGCGCAGATCCTCGGCGGTGGCTTCTTTCCAACCGGCGGGTGGCTGGTGGCCGTGGAACGCGGTGAACTGCTCACGGGTGAACAGGTCCATCAGCGTGCCCGGTACACCGGTCATCATCTCGAAGTCGCGCAGGCCGGCCGGGTCGACGTCGACGCCGCCGAGGCAGCGCCATTCAGCTTGCACAGGTCCCAGGACCGGTTTGGAGTCGCTGAAACCTGCAGCGCCGCTGCCGAGGCCGCAGCAAAGATGGAAGTGGGTGAGGGTGCGCTTAAGCATGGGATGCCTCCCGCGCGGCAAAGCAGCAATTCCCCGAAGCTTGCGTATACCCCACGACAAGCTGCGCGAGCGGGCGTCCCGAAGCGGTAAGCATTGCATCACTGACTGCTGCCCCGCGCAGCTTTTCGTGGGGTATACGTGCCTCGGCAGTGGCACTGGAAGGAGCAGTAATGCCTGCTGCTGCGCAGCAGAGACTGTTTATTACTGGCGTGTCGACACCACTGGTGCTGCGGAGCAAAGCGGCCACGGCGCTGATGTTTTCCTGTTGGTTCTTCATGCCGCTTTCCTCCGATGTTCGACAGCGAGTTGGTCCATCAGGCGCTGGTGATAGGTGAGTCGGGCTTCTGCGGCAGGCCATGGACGGATGATCTCAGCCATGGGTTGTATGCCGACCAAGCAATCCCAGATAGCCGGATCGGTTGGCATGACGTCGCGGCGTTCGGTGGCCAGCGCAATCAAGTCGGCCTGGTGAACGCATGCAGGAAGTTCTGCAGCAATGTCGAAGCGCTGGCACACGCGTTGCCATACCCAGTCTTCAAAGTCCTGGTATGCATGTATCCACTGTTTAAGTGGCTTGGTCATGTCGCCCAGGTACGCCTCTGGCGCGTCGTGGAGTAAGGCCGCGAGCTTGTGTTCTTCCGGCACCAACTCGGCGACGATGCAGCTGTGTTGCGCCACGCTGTAGAACTCGCGGGTGTGACCGTTGAAGCGGCAGAGGTGTGCCAGTGAGTGGGAAATATCCCGTGGGTCGATCATGTCGGCGTCAGGTTCGAACAGGTCAAAATGCTTGCCGGTGTGGGTGAGGATCCAGTTCATGCGGCCTCCTTCACGAGATCGGCCAGCAGCAGAGCGTCGTCAGTTGCTTTACGCAACCGCCGTAGCGTTTCGTAGCCGATAACTGCCCTCAGCTGCCGTTCGAACTCTTTGTTGTAGCGTGTCAGAGCGGACAACTCTTCGATCGCCCGGGCGTGTTGTTGCTGCAGTAATCCGGCGGCTTGAGGTGTCAGGCGGAGCATCGTCTTAGCACGGTTCATTCTGCGCACTCCTGGTTCAAAGCATCCAACTCGGCTGCCATGCTCAAAGCGTGGTCGCGCAAAATGAGTGCTTGAGTTGCGTGGCCTTCCGATTTGATCGCGTGGAAGAAATCGGCGGCGAGTTTGAGCTTTCCGGCGATATCCAGGAGAATCTGACGGTCCTGGGGTTCCCTGATCAAAATCAACTCCAAGCGTTCGCATCGGCGCGTGGCCTTTTCGAGAGCAGTAGCGCTCGACGACTCGCCCTCATCAATGCCCTCGATGTAGCCTTTGGCGTGGCCGTCGTCGTAGCCTTCGCTCCAGCCGTCCTTTAAGCCACCTCGATAACCACTCCAGTAAAGAATGGCGACCGCGATTACGACGGCGATCAGTGCGCAAATTTCAATTGCTGTCATGTGCTGTGCTCCTCAGTTGAAACCCGTCGCCGGACGGTTTTGGTGAGAGGACGGCGACGGGAGTGTTGCCCCTCTTCGGCAGGGGCTTCCGTTTTTAATTAGGCCGCTTGCTCCGGCGCGTTGGCGTCGAGGTAGTCGGCCAGGTCTTGCAGATAAACGACTGCTGTGCCTTTTGCAGAACCGCCGAGGCGGGTTACTTTCAATTTGATACGTCCTTCGCTGATCTTCCTCAGCAGATAACGGTTGCTGGCCATGTGCGCGAAGTACTGCTCACGCACAACTGTCAGGGTCGGGCACGGCGTGGCAAACTGTCGGCGGAGCTGTTCCAGGGTGTCGGTCACAAGGTTTCCTCCCCATGCCCCTCCTGTAGGGGCGCAAGCTTGAGGCGGATTGTTTCGGCGAGCCCTTCTTTACTCTTGCCTTTGGCAGCCGCCAGGACATTGCCCATGCTGTCCGCTACGACAGCACCGAATGGGTACTCCGCACACTTGACTGGCGTCACGTAAGCGACCTGGCCTTCGCCGATCACCGCGTCGACGCAACGGAACACTTCGGCCAGTTCGACCGAGACGCAGGGCAGGGACTCCAGCAGCGCAACAGCTTCGGCAGAGGCGCCAATCAAGGTGGCTCGGCTGATCACCGTGGGATGGTTCAAGAACATCGGCACTAGCTTCAAGGCGCCGACGGCGGAATTGATCGCGTTCGTCTTCATGCTGTTCAGTCCTTCTGGGAAATGGTGATGCCCATTTTTTTTGCGACCCACTCGACGCCTTCTTCTTTAACCATCACGACGGCGTAGTGCACAGGTTTGCCGATTGCGGGGTTCCAGCGTATGCGCGGGTCTGAGAACAGATAGCCGCGTTCGCGGTGAGCGCTGGCCAGGTCGCCGGAAGAGTTCAGCACGCCGAGTTCCCGCAACCTGGTGCGGAAAGCGCGGGGTTTCAGACCGAGCAAGGCGGCTGTTTGATCCAGAGTGCGGTTCATGGCGCTGTCCTCAGACCGTTGCCGACGCGTTGGCGGCTTGCTGGATGAAGTCGCGTAGGTGCAGGTGGTTGGCGGGATCCTTGCGTTTCAGCTTGAGCTGCTGGGTTTTGCCCGCAACATCCACGGTGACCACTGCGTGGTCGGTGGTCAGCTCAACCTCAAAGGTCGCGTGGATGGTTTGTTCGGGCCGGGTCAGCCCGCACACAGCGCTGCCACCGACCTGCAGGACGTGGTGCAGCAACTCTTGGCGAGCCAGCGGGAGCAGGTAACTGTTCATGCTGCTGCCTCCACGTCGAGGTAGCGCTGGGTCCAGCTCAGTAGATCTATAAGCTCTTGGCGGGCCTGTTCTTCGGTAGTGCGCTCCGGGAAAAGCTCGGTAGATGTGAAGGCGACAGACTTGTACGGTGTTTTTTGGGGGTGGTCCGCACCGTAGTCGTAGTCAGTCGGCCGCAGCCTCACGTCAATGCCGCCAACGCGCCCGGAAAGGCCGTAGAAGGCATGCCATTTGCCTTGAGCGTTGATCAGCAGGCAAGTGGAGAGAATCTGCAGCGCCAGTTCTTCGATGGTGAGCTTCATGCTGCGTCGCCTCCCCATGGGCCCTGGTCATCGGCGATAACAGGTGCAGGGGCTTGCGAGATTACGTCGCGTGCGAGGCTGACGATGACAAGTTGGCCGGTGCTGCGCTGGATGCGCTCAATGGCTTCTGGGCTGCTCGCGGCTGCGGGATGGAGATAGACCGGGCAGCGGGTATTGCTGTGCTGTGTCGTTTGCATGTCTCGTACTCTTGGTGAGAGGTAACGATGCAAACGATACAAATACGTATTGATTCAGTCAATACGTATTTGAATTGAATTGAGCGGTAGGCAAAAATAGGCCCGCGTGATGCGGGCCTGGTCGAATTACTCTTAAAAGATTTCTAGCTTGGAGAAAACGACGCCAGAAATGGTTGCGTCTGGACTGAGTTCGATGATTTGCTCCGGCCAAGCGGGGTTCAGTGGTTTAAGAAACCGCCGTTTGCCTTCCATCACCAACTGTTTAAAGGTTGCCTCCTGGCTGTCGACTAACTTCACGATAACCAATGATCCATTTTCAGCGTCCCTTGATGGATCTACGAAAATGATATCGCCGTCGCGGAATGAGCGCCGTTCGTGTTGGTTGAACATTGACAGCCCCCTCACGCGTAAAGCGTAGGTTTGGCTACTGTGAGAGGCGGCGCATGGCAACCATGCCTCCGCGTCATCAATAGTTTTAACGTCTGTAACCTCAGACCATGCTCCAGCTTGAACCCATGATATCAGCGGGACATACCCTTTAATGGTTGGGCCCGGCTCAACATTTCGCTCCCCAGCAGCAGATGATTTGATTTGTTCAGAGTCAGGGTCTTTTTGATCACCACCTTTCCAGAGCCAGTTGCTACTGACTTTGAGAGCCTTGGCAATCTTCTCGACATTCAGGTGTCGTGGACTAGCAACGGCGTTTGTCACGATCCTGTGTATCGTCGGCTGGGGGACGCCGGAGCGCCGGCCAAGTTCGCCTTCGGACAAGTTCATCTCTTGCATGCGCCGAGCAATGCGATCGCCAATCACTTTCTTGCCTTGATTTATAAACGTATCGCGGATTGTATTGAATAGGTCAATGCGTTTGTGTATTGTCCTGATCAATGCGAAAGCGCATCGGTGAATCACATGACTATTCAACAAATGCTCGCTGAATTACTGAGTACTGGGCTATCCCAGCGTGTCATTGCGGAGCGAGTGGGCACAACACAGCCAACTATCAATCGGGCAGCTAAAGGTGCGGATGTTCGGTATGTAACAGGGAAGGCTATTGAGTGTCTTTACTTCCAGGAAAAAGAGGCTGCTGGCCTTAAATCAGCAGCTTGAATGGGTGCCGGAACTGGGGCCTCTCACCAAAGATCCCCCAGCCCGGCTACGACGATACACAGCACATGCACATCGGTCGCAGTTGTAGGATATGGCGTGCCAGTTTCTATGGCTAGACCGTAATCGGAGTATTTACGGTTATGAGTCGATCAGAGCAGTTGCCGGCCAGCGTGCCGGTTCTTTCCCTACGCAAGGCAATCTATCGCGCGGCGCACGATTACCACGGCGGTGTCACTGCGTTGGCACTCGATATGGTGATGGATTACGACAGCCTGCAGAAAAAGGTCAAACACGACTTTGAACAGCGTTGGCTTGATCCGGATGAGTTGGAGGAAGTGATCAGGTTGACATCCAGTCCCTTGTTGTTGGATGCGTTGATGCGTCCAGCGGGCATGGTGTGGTATCGGCCTGTTGCTGCGGCGCCGACCAAGGATGCACTGTTGGCGGTCAGCAAGGTGCTGCACGAGACTGGCCTCTTCGTAGCTAGCATGCATGAAGGTGCCGCCGACAACGTCTGGGAGACACGCGAAGTTCAACTGCTGGAGAAATACGGCAACGACGTTATTCGCGCAGTGCTAGGGATCATGTCTGGTGCTAGGGAAGCGATGGAGGCCGGCCAGCATGGCTGACACCGTGGATATAGCCAATGAGCAAGTTGAGCGCTTTCTGCAATTGGCGTTGAATCGCCGTCAGCGCCCGACATGCCCCGTCAGCGCCCAATTATGTATGGATTGCGGCGAACCTATTCCATTGCTTCGTCAGCGGACGATTCAGGGTTGTGTTACCTGTGTCAGTTGTCAGGAGTTGTGGGAGCAGCGGCAATGAGTGAGAAATCCACCAGCACAGCAATATCGACCTGGGCTCGCCGCTACATCGAAACCTTCAACCTTGCCTTGGTTCCGATTGATCCGGGCGAAAAGGCACCGAAGGGCATGGGCTGGAACAAACCAGGTGGTTACATCACCGACCCGGCTGCCGCCGAGGCATTCTGGCAACGTAATCCCAATCACAACCTGGGCGTAGTGCTCGGGCCAAGCCGTGTCTGTTCGTTGGACGTGGACGATGTGCAGTGGACGCGGTTCGTGTTGTTCGACCAGATGGGCCTCGATCTGGATGCTATGGCGGTGGTGTATCCGACTATTGTTGGCAATCCTTTACGGTTCCGCGTGCTGTTCAAAATGCCGGATGACATCGATCTGACGCGCCATTCGCTTTCCTGGCCCAATGAGAAAGACCCCGATGGATCGATTCACAAAGGGCTGATGGCTCGGGCGAAGGCTGCGAAAGAACGGGGGGATACTGCATGTGAGGCGGCAGCGAAAGCTGAGGCGGAGGAGTACAAGCGCTTCACTGTGTTTGAGCTGCGTGCCGGCCTTGTACAGGACGTATTTCCGCCGTCTATCCATCCGGGTACTGGCAAGCCATACACCTGGCGAACTCCGCCGAATGCAACTGATGGTTTGCCAGTGCTTGCCAACGAGTTGCTAAGCATCTGGAAAAATTGGGATGTCTTCAAGCGCAATGCCGAGGCCGCATGCCCGTGGGCACCAAAACCTAAACAGGCCGCTGCAAAGCCTATCAAGCGTCCTGCATCAACAGCCGGTAAGCAGCCGTCGGTGATCGACGAGTTCAACCGATGTCATGATGTGAAAGAGCTGCTGCGCACCCATGGATATATCAAGCGCGGTAACAAATGGCTGTATCCGCAAAGCAGTACCGGCTTGCCAGGAGTTACCGTATCCGACGATGGCAAAGTTTACTCTCATCACGGCGCTGACCCCCTAGCCAACGGTCACCAGAATGATGCCTTTGAGGTGTTTTGTCTGTTGGATCACGATGGTGATCAATTACGTGCAGTGAAGGAAGCGGCCCGCCTGCTGGGAATGCACTATGCGCACAGTGTTTCGCCCAATCTTCCCCCAACCCCAACTACCGAAACGGCAGAGCTTGAGGGGCGCGCACCTGAGGCTCCTGCTGATAACGGGGGGGCGGGGGGCGGTTTAACGTTAGACCGGGTGCTGCGACGGTTCGCGCTTGTTGAGGGGACAACTCATGTATGGGACACGGATAAGTCCCGGATGATGAAGAAGTCGGCCTTCGAGGCGTTGGCCGGGAAGGCTCTTTGTAAAGAGTGGCTGGACAGCCCGACCAAAAAGCTGATCGCTGATGACCAGGTGCGGGAGTTCGAACAGGCCCGCAAGATCGCCGGGAAGAAAACAGCCGCCTTGGATATGTCGCCGATGGAGCGTTATGTGTACATCGACGGTACTAAAGAGGTGTGGGATAGGCTCAAGAAACGGCGGCTACCCGAAGGCGCGGTGAAACTGAAGCTGGGCGATGCGTTCGGGTTGTGGGTCAACAGCCCGAATCGGCGTGAGGTAGATGTCGATCACATTGTGTTTGATCCGACGATGACGAAAGATCCGGCGCTCTACATCAACACCTTTGAAGGATTGCCAGTTGAGCCGGTTCGCAACGACGCAGCCTGCGAAAACATACGTTGGATGTTGAGTTTCCTCTGCAACCATGACGAGGACGCGACGCTATGGCTGACGCGTTGGCTTGCGTATCCATTGCAGCATCTCGGCGCCAAGATGGACACCGCTGTGTTGATGCATTCGATTATGGAGGGGTCGGGTAAAAGTTTTCTTTTCGCTGACATTTTCGGCAAGTTGTACGGCCAGTATGCCGCGACGGTAGGGCAGACGCAGCTGGAAGGTAACTTCAACGTTTGGCAAAGTCGAAAGCTTTGGGCTGTGTTCGAAGAGGTTGTGAGCCGCGATCAGCGTTACAACCAGGTGGGCAAGATCAAACACCTGGTCACCGGCAAAACGGTGCGCATGGAGTCGAAGTTCATTAACGGTTGGGAAGAAGCCAACCACATGAACGCGGTTTTTCTCAGCAACGAGATCCTGCCGTGGCCCATCAGCGAAAACGACCGGCGAATGTTGGTCGTTTGGCCGCTGGAGACGTTACCGCCGGATCGGCAGTTGGCCATCGGTTCAGAGCTGGAGGGCGATGGGGTTGCGGCGCTGTATGCGTGGTTGCTGTCCGTCGATGTGGGGGATTTCAATCAGCGTACACGCCCGCCTCACACGCCAGCTCGTGAACGATTGGTTGCGTTGAGTCGGGCTAGTTGGCAGACGTTCATGTACCTCTGGCGAGCGAATCAGTTGGGCCAGAACATGTGGGGTGCGTGTTTGTCCCAGGACCTCTATGCGCTGTTTTTGGAGTGGTGTCACCGGAACAGGGAAAATACCCTCAGTCACACAAAGTTTGCCGAGTTCATGAGCGCGGAGGTTGAGAAGACTGCCCGGAGCATTCCATGGACGGATGGTAGTACGCGTCGATTCGGCATCCTGTTCTTCCCCGACGGCCCTGGCGCTTCCCGGCCCCCAACGTTTTCATCGGCAGACCTTGGTAGGGCCGTCGCCACCTGGCGAGCGGGTGCAAGGCTCGCGGGCTGGAATGTGGACAATTGGGATCACATCAAGGCGGTAGCGGCATGAATATGTCATGCGTGTGCAGGGTGTGCAGGGTGTGCAGGGTGTGCAGGGTGTGCAGGGTGTGCAGGGTTGTGCAGGGTTCGTTTTTTCAACCCAACACAGTGAAAGACCATGTAATCCGGGCGTTGTACGGGAGTGTGTTGGGTGTGCAGGGTTGTCGTGCGCGCGGGCGTGTGTGCGCACAGTTTTTCGGGAGCGCGGAAAGAAACGAGTTATTTTCCATGCGACCCCCAAAAAAGCCTGCACACCCTGCACACCCTGCACAGTTCAAATTAAAGGACTGATTTATAGAGGTTTTTAGTGTGTAGGGTTTGTGTTGGGTTGCGTGTTTTTTGTGTTGGGTTCGGTTTGGGATGAGGGCAGGGCGATGATCGATGAAATTGAAGAACTCATGCAGCATTGGGGCAATCAATTCAACCAGGTCGGTGACGGTGGGGGATTGGGTAGCCCAATGGCGACCATCATTGAGTGGGGCGGCTCTGCCCCGCGCGGCATACCGGGATCTCGCGATTTGATGATGGCCTCGGGCGGTGGGATGGATCACGCTGCAATGGAAGTCGCGGCGGCTCTTGCGCACATTGAACGACAGTCTGAGAAAGGTGCGTTGCTCGTGAAATTGGCTCGGAACCGCTATCTGCCGCGACCAGCGTGGTCGGTACGTTCCCAGTTGCCATTTCTTGGGCTCGGTGATGACGCTGACAGGACCTACAGGAATTGGGTTCATTCGTTACACCAGCAGGTATTGGTAATCCTGACTGTGCGTAGTGCTCCAGGTCGCGCGCGGAATCGTCGGGTCAAGTCATCGGCAACTGATCTGACGCGAGCTTCCAGGGTGGCTCGCATTAGGAGTTGCTGACCTCCGTTCGTCGGAGTGCTTTGTTGTATTGTGGTCGTATCAGTGTCGTATTGTGGTCACTTGCGGACCTACCGAAAATTGCCCCTTTTCGGTTTTTCCGGAGAGAGGTAAAAAGTCCCCACGATATGGAATCTGCGCCTTGGCGCTGACTTCGCAGGTGCTGTACAGCTTTATCCGGTATTCCTAGACCTTCACTCAACCCCGCTTTAGCGGGGTTTTTTTATTTGTGCGCTAGGCGTAGCGCGAGGCTTTTTCGTTGACGGGGCAGATCAATGACGAACGAACAGCAAGCACTGGCAGAAATGCCGATCTGGTTAGTGATCGTCCTGGCCCTGGTGGGCGGTGTGTCGGGCGAGATGTGGCGAGCGGACAAGGAGGGTGCCCGGGGTTGGGCATTGATACGGCGGCTGGCCCTTCGGTCCGGCGCCTGCGTGGTGTGCGGGGTATCGGCGATCATGTTGCTTTACGCGGCGGGCATGTCGATCTGGACGTCCGGCGCACTGGGATGCCTCACCGCCATGGCAGGGGCAGACGTTGCCATCGGGCTGTACGAGCGCTGGACTGCCAAGCGCCTGGGCCTCCAGGAGGCAGAAGCCAAGGGTGAGACGGGACCTTAAACATCCAGGGGTAATGACCATGATGCGACTTGAGATGCGTGACAACATCGACAAGATCGTCAGGGAAATGCGTGGACTCAGTAAGTCGAAGGTGCCAATAGCCGCTGCCAAAGCGCTGACCTTCACCGCCGAACGCGTACAGGCGGCAGAGAAGTCCGAGCTGGAGCGGGTGTTTGATCGTCCCACACGTTGGACGTTGAACTCGATATTCAAGCGCAGTGCCACGACCAGCCGCCTGTTTGCCCGTGTGTGGATCAAGGACGAAGCCAGCTCAGGCGTGCCCGCGTCCAAGTACCTGCCGGTGCACATTGACGGTGGCAACCGACCACACAAGCGATTTGAGAAAGCGCTGATCCATTACGGCTTGATGCCAGCGGACATGTACGCCGTCCCTGGTCGGCGCGCCAGGATGGATGGCAACGGCAACATTAGTCGCGGCCAGATCGTGCAGATCCTGTCCGCACTCGGAGCGGCTGAGCGGGTGTCTGGCTTCATGGCCAACCGCACTCAGCGCAGCCGACGCCGCAACCGCAACGCACCGGACTATTTCGTGGGTCGGCCTGGCAACGGCACCGGCCCTTTGGGTATCTGGCAACGGATCGGCCACGGGGCACGGCCCATCCTGATCTTCGTCAAGCGCCCGACGTATCGACGGCGCTTTGACTTCTACGGGGTAGCCAATCGCGTAGCCGAGGCTGAGTTCGAGCCGCTGTTCCGACGCGCCCTGGCAAGGGAGATGGAGCGAGGCTGACCTCTTGTCGGTTTCGTGCAATTTCTTTTCAAAAAATGGCGATTTTTCAATGGTTTGTCGGGTTTTTGGCTTGACAGGTCGACCAGCGACCCAAAATCAATGGGTCCTTCCAGGCTGCGGGGCCATCGGGGTAATTCGAACCCCGACTTTTTTGCAGATTCAACCCGACATGGGGGGTTCCGCTTCCCTCCCAGCAACAGGACCAGACCATGCCAACCCAACATGAAATCGCCGAGCATCTGGACATGAGCGAGCGTAATGCCCGCGACGTGCTCAAGGGGCTGACTCTGGATTGGCAAACGGCAAGCATGGACGAGATCCGAACTGCCTACATCCGCGATTTGCGCGCGAAAGCCGCTGGGCGCGGGGGCAGCCAACTTGAAGAGCTCAACAGAGCGCGGATCGATGACCTGCAGCAGAAGTCAGCCAACGGGCGGTTGGTGTATTACGAAAAACTGCGCTCCTTGATTCCCTCCGGTGAGGCAGAGCGTGCGCTGTCTGACTGGGCCAGTTTCGCAAACCGGGAATACCTGGGCGGCCTTGAACGCATCATTCAGGAAATCGAGAACGTGCAGAAACTCACGGTTGATCGAACAGTGGTGGCCAAAGTTGCTGGACCTACGACCGAGCGAATTGCAGGCTACGCGCGAAAACTTGGCGCGGAGCTTGTCGGCAGCAGCGGGGAAATTCAACCCGCCGCGTGACATCCCGACCGCGCACTACCTGAGCACCGAGTTTTACCTGCCCGCTGAAAGTGGCGTGCTGCATGGCCTGTACGATTTCCAATACACGCCTTACTTCCTCGGCGTTGCTGCCGCTCTGGACGATCCACGGGTGAGCGAGGTTGACCTGATGAAAGCGGCGCAGATCGGCTGGACGTGGTTCCTGATCGGCTACCTGTTCAAGTTCATCCACAACCTGCCGCGTCCGATCATGATCCTGTTCGCCAAGGAAAAGGACGGAAAGAACTTCCACGATGAAAAGCTCAAGTTCGGCGTCACCGCGAACACCGAGGTGGCGAAGCTGATGCCGGTCGACGTCAGCCGCACCTCGGGCAACCGTTGGGACCATAAGACCTTCCCGGGCGGGTTCCTCAAACTTGTGGCGTCGAACTCTCCCGGCAACGTTAAGTCCACTTCCTCGGTGGGCTTGTCGGTGGTGGAAGAACCGGACGACACGAGCGACGACGTGAAGGGGCAGGGTGATGCGATCGCCCTGCTGGAGGAGCGCGGCAAGCGCTACCCCGGCTCCAAGATGCTGGTGGGTGGTACGCCAGCGATTAAGGGCGCGAGCAAGACCGAAGCGCGTCTGGCCCAGACCGATTGCCGTGTGCTGCCGATCATCTGCCACAGTTGCGGACAGTCGCATGTGTTGGACTTCGCCCATATCAAGTGGCTCGACATTGAAGAGGATGCCCAGCCACACGAGATCTACGGCCGCGCGGATCCAGAGACGGCCGGCTACGGTTGCCCGCACTGTGGCGAGATTTGGGACGACTACCAGCGCAAAGAGAACATCCGCAATACGGTGTTCAATGCGATTGATGCCGGCGACCCCTATTGCGGCTGGGTGCCCACCAAACCCTTTGCCGGTCGTGCTGGATTCATTGAGCTGAACGAACTGTACGCATGCCTGCCAGGTACCAGCTTGGCCGACATCGTTCGGGAGAAACTCAACGCCGAGCACCAGGCGTCGATTGGCAACCTGTCGTTGTTGATCAAGTTCGTCAACCAGAAACAGGGCCGTTCATACGAGTACAAATCCGATCTGCCTGAGGCCGATAAACTGGCTGAGCGAGCGGAGGATTACCCGGAGATGTTTGTGCCCACGGGCGGCTTGGTGATCACCGCCGGTGTTGACGTGCAGCACGATCGCGTGGCGGTGGTGATGCGGGCCTGGGGCCGAGGCGAGGAATCCTGGCTGATCTACTGGGGCGAGATCTACGGCGAGGTGGTGCTGCCTGATCAGGGCGTCTGGCTGGATCTGGAAAAGTTGCTGTTTGCGCCGATTCCACACGCCTGCGGCGCCAAACTGAGGGTGCTGGCTGTTTCGCTGGATACCTCGGACGGCACCATCACCCAGGACGCGGCGTATGCGTTTTGCCGTAAGCACCAGCGCAATGGTGTGATGGCGATCAAGGGCGCGAGCGAGCGTGGCAACACCCGCGACGATGAGCGTCGGGAGATCTTCAGCGCACCTCGGCAGGGTGTCGATACGGATAAAGAGCAAAAGGCCTCGAAGTACGGTCTGCGCCCTTACATTGTCGGCACGTCGCGGGCCAAGGATCTGTGGATTGAGGGCCGTTTGCCGTTGACCGGTGATGGCCCTGGTCGGATGCACTTTTACAAAACGGTGCGCCCGGATTATTTCCGGCAGATCACCGCCGAAGTGAAGGCGCCCAGCCGGCGACACCACTACCGCAAGGTCTGGCAGAAAAAGGCCGGCCAACCGAACGAAGGTACCGACTGCGAGACGTATGCGTTGCACGCGGCTCGCTCCCTGAAAACGCATTTGATGCGGGAGCAAGACTGGGCTGGGCTCGATGCACAGATCCGCCAGGGTGCGTTGTTCGACCCACCCGAGCCGGATCAATCCGAGGTAGAACCCGATCCCGAAACGGACGGGACCGGTCCAGAACCTGCACCACCCGTCGAACCACCCAATCTCCCGCCCTCTGGCGGGAGAGTTGTTTCTGGGCGCCGTAGTGCAATGCGCGTGCTCTCCCAACGCAGGAATTAATTCATGGCTATCACCCTGGAACAAGCGCAGGGCCAGCTGCAAGCCTGGCTCGATGCGAGCATGAAGGTCAGCAAAAAGCAGAGCTATCGCATCGGCACCCGGCAATTGGAATACGCCGACCTTGCCGAAATCACCAAGACGATCGACTACTGGCAACAGCAAGTTGATCGCCTGGAAAGTGGCCGTCCCCGGGGGATCGTCCTGCGTGGGATTACGCCGCGATGAGCCGCGCGCCGAAAGTGCCAGAGCCGACGCTGCTGGATAAGGCCATCACTTGGCTAAGCCCCGAGCGTGGCGCCAAGCGCATGCACGCCCGGCTGACCATGACTGCCTTGGGCGGTTACAGCGGCGCGTCGAAGGCCAAACGCACTCTGAGTGCCTGGAACCCTACGGCAGGAAGTGCGGCGGCAGATCTGCTGCCCGATTTGCCCACGCTTCGCGAACGCTGCCGAGATCTTGAACGCAACAACCCTATCGGCGGGGGGGCGATCAGTACGGTGACGACTAAAACGGTCGGCACCGGCTTGGCCCTCAAGTCGGTGGTCAATCGTTCGATTCTGGGCTGGGACGAAGACGAGGCCAGGGAGTGGCAGCGGAAAACAGAATCGCTGTTCAAGTCCTGGGCGGAAACCACCAGTTGCGACATCACCCGCGAGCAGAATTTCTATGGCCTGCAGGATTTGACCTGGCGGTCGGTGTTGAGCAGCGGTGACGTCTTTACGTTGCTCACGCACAAGGAACAACCGGGTCAGCACTATTCCGCGTGCATCCAACTGATTGAGGCCGACCGGGTTTGTAACCCTAGCAACAAGGCTGACACGGAAGCTCTCACGGCCGGCATTGAGCGTGACGCCGATGGTGCACCGATCAAGGCTCACATTTTGCGCAGTCACCCGGGGGCACTCGGCGTCAAAGAGCGCGTTTGGGATGACCGTCCGTTCTTCAATGAGCGTGGCGGTCGCGTGCTGCTGCATGTGTACCGGCGTCGTCGGGTGGGCCAGCCACGCGGTGTGCCGTACTTGGCGCCGGTGATCGAGAAGCTCAAACAGTTGGATCGCTACACCGATGCCGAGCTTGAAGCGGCGGTGGTGTCTGCGTTCTTCGCCGTGTTCATCAAGCCAGGGCAGGGCGGCAATCTGAGCCCTCTGGCATCGGCCGTTACTGGCAACACACCGGTAGGTGGCGACAAACCCGCCGGGCGCGACCAGGGCGGTTGGGACGGCTCACTCAGTGGCGGCATTGTCGCCGAGCTGGATGACGGTGCGTCGATCGATACCGCATCACCCGGTCGCCCGAACATGGCATTCGATCCGTTCGTGCTCGCCATGCTCCGGCAGATCGGCATGGCCCTGGAGCTGCCGTATGAGGTGCTGATCAAGCACTTTACCGCCAGTTACACCGCCGCGCGTGCTGCGGTGATGGAGGCCTGGCAATTCATTCGCGGTTGCCGTGACTTCCTGGGCCAGCATTTCTGCCAGCCCGTGTACGAGCATTGGCTTGAAGAGGCCGTGGCACAGGGAGACATCGAGGCTCCCGGATTTTTCGACCACCCGTTGCTGCGTTATGCGTACAGCGGGTCGCTGTGGGTGGGTGATGGTCCTGGCACCGTTGATCCGCTCAAAGACATCAATGCCGCCGAAAAGCGCATCGATATTGGCGTCAGCACTCTCGCCAAGGAATCCATGCTCTACGACGGCAGCGACTGGGAAGAGAACCACGAACAGCGTGCGCTTGAAGTGAAGCGTAGGCGCGATGACGGCCTATCCGCCTCACCCACGGCTCGCCCCGAGGATGAGCCTGCGGCCAATCCCGATCTTCCTGAACGGACCTAACTATGAGCGACTACCCAACCGATGCACCTCCCGTGCACCGGGTGACGGCGTTCGACCTGGTATCACGCGAGCCCTGGGCCATTACCCCGGACATGCTGCAGACCATCACCGCCATTGCCCGCCGGGAGCATGAAGGCCCAGAAGCCTTGGAGGCCAGGCAGGGCAAACCCTTGCAGAACAGCCGCGCGGTGACCCAGCGCGGCAATGTGGCATTGCTGCCCGTCACCGGCCCGGTGTTCCGCTACGCCAACTTGTTTACGGCGCTGTCCGGTGCGACCTCGCTGGATGTGCTGGCCAAGGAGTTCACCACCGCCGTCGACGATCCGCGCACCGACACCATCATCTTGGTGATGGATACCCCCGGTGGTATTGCGAGCGGCATCGCTGAATTCGGCCAAATGATCCGCGCCTCGCCCAAGCGGGTGGTTGCGTATGTGTCCGGTAACGCGGCCAGCGCTGGCTACTGGATAGCTGCAGCAGCCCATGAAATCGTTATGAGCCGCACCGGCGCCGTGGGTTCCATCGGCACGGTGCTGACGGTGCGTAAGAGCGATGACGACGGTAGTTTTGAGATCGTCAGCAGCCAGAGCCCGAAAAAGCGCCCTGACTTCAGCACTGAGTCAGGACGGGCAGTAGCGCAGGCCCATGTCGACCGGCTGACTGACATCTTTGTCGAGGACGTCGCCAATTACCGTGGCCTCAGTGTTGAAACCGTTTTGGCCGACTTCGGCCAGGGCGATATGCGGATTGGCTCCGATGCCGTGGCATTGGGCATGGCCGACCGTGAATCCACCCTTGAACAACTCATCGCAGAGTTCAACAGCAGTTCTTCTGGAGAAAAAACTATGTCCACCACCAGCAGTAACACCCCCGCGCCGACTGCAGATAAACCCGTTATCAACCGCGAATACCTGGCCGCGAATCATGCCGAGCTGCTGGCCAGCCTGGAACATGACGCGCATGCCGCTGGTGCAGCTGCCGGCGCCCGCGCCGAGTGCGAACGTATCCAGGCGGTGGAAGCCGCCGCACTGCCCGGACACGAAGAGCTGATTGCCACGCTCAAGTTCGACGGCAAAACCACCGGTGCCGAAGCGGCGGCGCAGGTTATCGGCGCCGAAAAAACCAAACGCGCCGGTGCCCTAGCCGACATTCGTACCCAGGCGCCTGCTCCAGTGCCCAACGTGCTGACGCCACCGGCAGCCCCTGAGGCTGTGAAGGAGGATCCAGAGGCGCCGCTGGAGGAGCGTGCCAAGGCGACTTGGAACAGCGACAAGGAGCTGCGCGCCGAGTTTGGCACCTTCGAGGCCTATCACGGCTACCGCAAGGCCACCGAGCGGGGTCTGGTCAAGGTCCTGAAAAAGTAAGTACCGGGTAACCCCTTCCCACCCATGGCTCTGGAGAATCCTATGCCTCTTACACTCGACACCCCCCGCGCTTACGAGATCGGGGACATTAACGATTTGTCGGTTGCGGCCGGCGTGCAGATTTTCGAAGGCTCGGCGGTTGGCATTGTTGCGGCCAATGGACTCGCACGTCCGCTGACGGCAGGGGACCTGTTCGTGGGCTTCGCCGATCGCGGCGTCGATAATCGAATCGGTGCCGCTGCAGCAGCGCGCGTGCGTCTTCGCGAAGTGGGCAAAGTTGAACTGCCCGTCACTGCGCTGGCGATCACCGACATCGGTAAGCCGGTGTATGCCAGCGACAGCGGCACGTTTCTGCTCACCGCCGCCGGGAACAGCCTGATCGGGCATGTTCACCGATTCGTGCGCACCGGCGTCGGCATCGTCAAGTTCACCGCCCAGGCCATCCCCATAGCGGCCTAACGCAACACTCAACCCGTTTTTCAGACTGTTTTTTCTGACCGTATCCTTCTTAAGGAGAATCACCCATGGGTGCTGAAGTACTTTCCAGCCGTGCCATCATCGGCATGTTTTACGAACTGCTCGAGCAGAATGTGGGGTCGAACTGGATCGACGCCGTGTCCAACCTGTTCGACTCCGACCAGGCCAAAGAAACCTATCCGTGGATCGGCATGGTGCCGACCTTGCGTGAGTGGATTGGTGGTCGCCACGCCAAGGGCTTTATCAGCGCTGATCTGGAAATCGAAAACCTGCATTTTGAGGCCACCCTCGAAGTGCTGGTCACCGAGCTGCGCCGCGACAAAACTGGACAGTTGCGCATCCGCCTGGGCGAGCTGGCCGACCGCACTAACGCGCACTGGGCACGACTGCTGTCGGTGCTGCTGCTCAACGGCGAAAGCCAGACCTGCTACGACGGCCAGTATTTTTTTGATACTGACCATGAAGAAGGTCAGAGCGGGATGCAGTCCAACAAGATCACCACCAAGATCTCCGAACTGCCGGCAAAGCTTCATGGTTCCCCCACTCACCCTAGCGTCGAGGAGTTTCAGCAGGCAGTTGCTCGGTCGGTCACCCAGTTGACCAGCCTGAAGGATGACCAAGGCGAACCTATCAACGAACTGGCACGCGAGTTTCTGGTGATGGTGCCGTTCAACCTGCTGAGCGTGGCACAGACGGCGCTTAGCGTGCCGCGCGGTACCAACATCAGCGAGATCGTCATGCCGGACAACGTGGTGGTTCGCGTGGTGGGCAATGTGCGCCTCAACGCCTGGCAGGACAAATTCGTGACCTTCCGCACAGACGGTCGTTTGAAAGCGTTTATCCGCCAGCAGGAGACCGACGTGGCCATGAAGGCCAAGGCCGAAGGCTCGGAGTTCGAGTTCGACAACGATGCCCATCAATACGGTGTCGACACCTGGCGCAACGTGGGTTTTGGGCGCTGGCAGTACGCCGTGCTGAATCAGCTGGTGGCATAAGCCGGTAGGCCTGTTACCTCAACGAGGACATTGATATGCCGAAATACCGCGTGGATCAGACGATCACTCTTTACGGTGGTGAACTGATCCTGAATGCGGCCCAGGCCAGTGCGCGTGCGCATAACCTGGAGCCGGTCGAAAACAAGAAGGGTCGCTACACCATCGTGTCGCCCGTTCAGTTCAAAGCGGGGGAGGTGATTGTGATCCCCGGCGAACCGGACAAGGCATTGGGACAGCGGTTGTCGAAACTGGACAAGGTCGTAGGAGAGCGTAATGCCGAATAAATCCTACACCGTGCTATCCGGCTCCTTTCGCGGGCCAGATGACAAACTGACCGGTACAGGGGGCGTGATCGAGTTGCCTGACGACGTGGCCCAGCGCTTTCGCCACCAGTTGGAAGTGCTGGTGGTCGAGCCAGCACCGGGACCTTCGGCTGCGGCTGAGGGCGGACGTAAGCCCGTCAAGGTGAGCCCTGATGCTTGACGAAGATCTCAGGGGCTTCCTTGAGGACTTCGACGTCGGCGGGATTGTAGATGGTCAGCCGTTTCTGGCCGCGCGGGATATGCCGGATGAGATCCACGGCATGGGCGGCACCAACAGCCAGTCGACCGGCTACGAGATCCTAGTCATCACCGCCGAGGCCGAGCGCCTGGGCATCGACAATCCCAAACTGATCACCGTCGGCGGCGTGAATTTTCGCGTCCGGGACCGCCGGATGATCGATGACGGCGCCTTTAGCCTGGCCTCCCTCACCAAGGTTTAACCCTCATGCCCTCGATTCAAGAACGCATCGTCGCAAAGGCGCAGGCGCTGATTCTGGCCGCCGGTACCTTGGCGGCAGACCGGGTGTATCGGAGTCGCACTGAGGCGATCAGACGGGACATGACGCCGGCGATCGTGCTGCGTCCTGACCTTGAAACCTGTGAGCGCGAAAGCGCGGCAGTGGATCGCAACCAGTTCGAGCTGACGGTGGAAATCATCGCCCGGGAGGACACGGTCACAGATGCTGCCTGGGATCAGGTGGCTGACTTGGTTAAGGTTGCCGTGCATGCGGTCCTGATGGCAGAGGGCGCCTTTGAGGAGGCGGATCGGGTGCAGCGCTTCTATATCGACTGGATCGAGGACGAAGGCGACAACACCGCCGGCAACTGCATGGTGCGTTACCGCTTCACCTACCTGTGCAACACCGGCGACCTGACGGCCGGACCTACCTTTTACTGAGGAACACATTATGCAAATCGCATTCGGCAGCGGGTTGTTTTACGCGACTCCGCTGATGGACGCCTATGGCAATGCCATTTCCGCGCCGACCCCCATCCTGCTGGGCATCATGCAAGAAGCATCGGTGGACCTGTCGTTTGATTCCAAGGAACTGTTCGGCAGTGAGCAGTTTGCGGTCGACGCGGCGCGGGGCCAGGGCAAGCTGACGGGCAAGGCCAAGTCCGCACAGATCAGCCTGCTGCAGTGGAATCAGCTGGTGTTCGGGCAGACCCTGACCACCGGCCAGGTGTTAGTTCATCACTCCACGGAGCCCACAGTGGTGCCGGCAGGGGCCACCATCACCGTGGAGCCTCCAGCGGGCGGGACGCTCTCGGGGGATCTTGGGGTACGTGGCGCGGGGGCGATCCCTTACGTACGGGTGCTGAGCGCGCCGACAGTTGGGCAGTACACCTTTGATGCCGCCACAGGGGAATATGCATTTGCTGCCGCCGACGTGGCCAAGTCGGTATTCATTGATTACCGCTACACGGTTACAACGGGTAAAAGCCTGTCGGTGAAAAACCTGCCCATGGGTGACATGCCGGTGTTCCAGGGCGAGCTGGTCCTGAAATACAAGGGCAAGACTGTGTACGTGCGTGTGCCGAATTTTGTCAGCAACAAGCTGGGGATCGCCACCAAACAGGACGACTACACCATCCCGGACTTTGAATTCACTGGCTACGCGGATGAGTTCGGCGAGGTGTGCTATTGGAGTGCTAACGAATGACGGTCGTGAATGTTCCCGGCGTTTCGTTCCCGTTTCCGGGTAAAACGCTCGTCATCCCGCCCCTGGCGCTGGGGGATCTTGAGCAACTGCTGGAGCGGATCAACGCGGTGATGGCCGGCAACATGGACCGGGACAGTATCGCGACGGTGATCGATGCCACCCATGCAGCACTGCGTCGGAACTATCCCGACATCGAGCGTGCAGAAGTGGCAGCGCTGCTGGACCTTCGCAATATGCGGGAGGCGTTGGATGCCGTCATGAGCGCCTCTGGCCTTGAAGTCACGGAGCCGGCACCGGGGGAAGGCCAGGCCCCTTCGACTGGGGCCAACTCTACGCTCACCTGATCGCCAGTACCGGGCAAAGCCCGGTCACGCTCCGGCGTGACTGGGACATGATCATGGTGGGCCATATGACGAACTACTGGCGCAATCATCCGCCGGTCCATGTCCTTGTAGCTGGCTACATGAATTTCAAACCAGCCGAGGAAGTCACGTGCACAAATGACCTTTATAGCAATTTGGCTGCAATAGCTGCGGACGTGCGAGATGAATTGCCAGAGCATTTAAGAAATGCACTGGATACTTTCTCCTTAGCTCAGTAGTTATGGCTCTACCTTGTTTAAATTGGTTGTATTTTTTTCGATTCTTGTACTACTTGTTTTGATGATGGATAGATTCTCGCAATAATACCGTTTATCCATGATTGCATTCGGACTTCGAGTAGCCATCCCAAGAGCAGTGCGCTAGGTAGAGCTAAAAGAAAAGAGATGAATGGCGAACTATTGCCGATCATTTTCTGTGCGATGTTAAGCAATGGTTGGTGTGTGAGATATATCGCGTAAGATATGGGGGCCAATATAATAAAGGGGCGCATAAGCCAACTGGGAATCTGTAGCTTTCTCTGTGAAATGGTTATCCCGAGGACTACGAATATTAGAGCTGCTAAATGATGGCGGAACTGCAAAATCGGATCTGTACCTAATTGCATTTCAATGTGTTTAGCTAGCTGTATCACTACCGGCAAGGACCAGAGCCCAGTCATTAGCGCAAGTCCTAATAGCATGGGTCGTTGTTTTTTAAAGCTAAGTGCGCCAACCTTAATATATTCTTTGGCTAGCTCTACCCCGGCCCACCAGATGAAGAAATAGCCTAAATATAGGCATAATTGATTTGGCATATACTGGTATCCGAGAAAGCCAGACACGGATAAAATTAATGCATAGATAAAGTATTTATTTTTAGCGAAGCGCCCATATAGACCCAAAGGGATGAAGATGACATAGAACCACCATTCGTAAGATAGGGACCATAGAGGTGAGTTTCCATAGTAGGTGTCAAACCACACACCCCTTTTCAAAGCTGACACGTCTTGCAGCATAAAAATATTTCCGGTCAAGCTGCCCCATTCCAATTCTAGCCATGTCTCTGCAACTAGAGATTGAGATAGGTAGGCTAGAACCAGCGCAATAAGGAAAATTGGATATATTCTTTTGGCACGATGAATTAAGTATTCTGGCCAGTGCATTTGATGGCGGCTTGCGGAATAGCAGATGACAAAGCCTGAGAGGATAAAGAATATAATTACTGCCTCTTGCCCGAAGTAAAGTAGCATGCCAAGTCCTTGGTTTGGCATTAAGTGGGCGTGATGGAGAAAGACGTATAGCGCGGCTGCTCCTCTGAGTGCTTCAAGTGCGGCAAGTTTCCCGGAGTATTTTGACACGGGCTATCCTCTCAAGCTGAAGTGTAAATTCTTGTCAAATGTTACACCTATGAGAGTCTTGGGAGACTAATGGTTATAATTTGTCAGGGTGGAGTATTTTTAAACTGTGGTTAGCTCGGTTTTAAGATTTTTACATGGTTTTTTTCGTCTTTGCTAACGATTAAAGTCAGAAATTATATTTGGTTCAAGCAATATTTTCGTAAGTCTTAGGCTCTGTATTGACGTTCCCGAGCGCTTTGTAGGTTTTTCGGATGAGCCATTTTAGGACTTTCTTGCTTAGAAGATCTCAATCTTTCTCTTTTCTCTATTAGTGGGATTAATAGAGTCTTCGTGTTGGCGCGTTATATCCCTGTATGTTGAGGTTAAAATATGGATAGGAATATCGCTTACCAGTTCACGGCAGGCACTCAGGGTTTCGACCGTGCTGTTGAAAGCATCGAACGGAACATGCGCGAAGCGCGAACGACATTTAGTCGCGAGCTGAGAGCGATCAATACCGAAATGGTTGGAAGTCAAACCCGGCTCGCTCGTTTTGGTCCGGCAGTGAATGAGGCTTTCTCCGGCGTCAGCACCATCATGCGTTCGGGGCTCGGTGGTGTGGCGGCTGGCATTGCGGGTGTGTTTGGTCTGGGGGCTTTTAAGCTTGGCCAGATCGTTAGCGACAGCAAGGACGCGGCGATCCAACAAGAGTCTGCTTATCGTGGCTTGGAGGCCGTCGCAAATCATGCCGGTGTCGGTATTGGTCGCGCCATGGATGAGGCTAATAAGCTCTCTGCCGATGGCTTACTCAGCGTCGGTGACGCGGCCAAAGCCCTGCAAAACCTGCTCAGTCGTGGCTACAACATCGACCAGGCCGTGGCGGTGATCAACCGCCTGAAAGACGCTGCTGCGTTCAACCGACAAGCTAATCTCAGCATGTCGGAGGCTGTGGTGTCGGCCACCGAGGGCTTGAAAAACGAAAACTCGGTGCTGGTGGATAACGCCGGTGTCACGAAAAACGTCGCCAAAATGTGGGACGAGTACGCCAAGAGCATCGGCACCAGTCGCGACAAGTTGTCGGACTCGCAAAAGATCACGGCCGAATACAACGGCATCATGAAAGAGACCGAGGCCCAGGTCGGTAATGCTGCCAAGGCGGCCGATGGATTGATCGGCAGCCAGGCCGAACTCGACTCCAAAAGCAACCAGCTGCAGGTCACCATCGGCACCATTCTTGAGCCTGTCTTCATCAGCCTGAACAAGCGGCTGTCGGAGACTGCCAGTTGGTTCAACAATCTGCTGAAAGGCATGACCGGCGTAGGCCTTACTGTTGATGAGGTGGCGGCGAACGTCGCGCGCTACGAAGCGATGTTAGGGACCGTCATTGCCGGTCCGCGCGGTGGGGGTGGCAAGGCCCAGCTAGAAGCCACGTTGGTCGAAGAGCGCCTGCTGCTGGAAAACATGCAGTTGGTGTCCAACAAGCTGGAAGAAGTAGACGCCGGTATGCGCTCCCGTTCCGCTCGTATCGAAGAGCAGCGACGCAAAGTGGCGGAGATGGCCGCGACCGGCAATACAGCCCTGACCAACGCCCCACAGCAGGGCAGGACAAGCCCGACCGCTTACGGCGCTGAAGTCGCCCAGTTGACCAAGCTGGAGCAGGCTTACGCGGCAGCTGTCGAGCATCGAAAAAAAGTCGTTGAATCCACAACTCCCCTTAAAAAAGCGGATGACCCGGTAAGTGCGCCGACGAAGACCAAGTCACGGGTCAGTGAGTGGGCAGAAGCATTGGATGCGCAGAAGGTCGCCCACGCCCAACAGCAGGCCGAGCAGGGCACTTTCCTGCAGTTCTCCCAGCAGCAGGAAATGCAGTATTGGCAGGGCATTCTCAAACGCACGGACTTGAGTGCGGCAGAACGGTTGAGCGTTCAACGCAATTACCTGGCGTCATTGAATGCCTTGCGCCGGCAGGACGAAGGCCAGGCCTTTGCCGACCTGCAAGCTCAGGCTCAGCAGTATCGCAACAATATGGACGCGCGCTTGCAGATCGCTCAGCAGACCCTGGAGCGCAGCCGTCAACTCTATGGTCAGGACAGCCAGGAATACCGTAAGGCTGCAGCAGAGGTGGTCGCTGTCGAGCGCGAAAAGCAGCAGCAAATCACCAACATGAAACAGCAGCAGTTGGCCGCCGATCAGCAGGCGCGTCTCACCGATGTCGCGCATGCCGAGCAGATGGCCCAGCTGGATCTGCAGGCCAACCTGATCACTCAAGGCCAACTGCTACAGGCCCAGGCCGAGTTCGAAAAGCAACGGTATGCGATCGAAGCCCAGGCATTGGCCGAGCGTAAAGCGCTGCTGGAGCAGGATCCTGACCGCAACCCGGTCGCTCTGCAGCAGGTCCAGCAGCAGATCCTGGCGCTGGAACAAAGGCACCGCAACAGCATGGCGGTGATTGGCAGGCAGCAAACCTTTGAGTCGCAAAGTAACTGGACGGGCATGGTCGACAGTCTGCGGACCAGTTGGTCGAGCGGGCTGAGCGGGATCTTGAGTGGCACCATGAGCACCCAGGGCCTGCTTCGTGGGATCTTCACTAGCATCGGGACGGCATTCGTTGAAAACATGGTCACCAAACCGCTGATGGCCTGGATCTTCGGTGAGACGGCTAAAACCGGTGCAACGGTAGTCGGTGTCGGCGCTCGAACTGCAGCTGAGGCGGGCGGTGCTGCCATGTCCGTAGCGATCTGGGGTGCTGCCACGATCAAGAACATCATTGCCAGTGCATGGCAGGCCATGGCTGGTGCTTTTGCAGCAATGTCGGCCATTCCGATCATTGGGCCGATCTTGGGCGCGGCGGCTGCGGTTGCCGCCGGTGCTTTCGTGTTTGGTCTGGTGAAAAACGTCGCCTCGGCCGAGGGCGGCTACGACATCCCTGCCGGTACCAACCCCATGACTCAGTTGCATGAGCAGGAGATGGTGCTGCCCAAACAATATGCCAATGTCATTCGCCAAGCCGCGAGTGGGGAAGGGCAACTGGGGGGCGCTGGCAACAGCTATCACTACCACGACAGCAGTGGTCGGATGTCACCCGCTGATATTCGGCGTGGTGCGCGGGTGCTGGCAGAGGAAATGCAAAAAATGCGGCGCAACGGCGCTATCAAAACTTAGGGGGCGAGATGTCGTTAGGACCTTTTTGGCCGGCGCGTTGGGTCGCCAGTTATCCCGACGTTGGCGTGGTGGCCGAAGGTGTTCTGCCACGCCTGCCCGGGCAAACGTTGCTTTCAAAAAAGGCGCCAGAGTGGAGTACTGGTGTGCAGAAAGCCGTCAGTGGTCGCCGCCGTACAACCGCGTACTACCCGGCGCCGCTGTGGTCTTTCCAGCTGAGTTACAACGTCGTGCGCAAGCGTCCCGGGTTGGATGAATGGTCGACGCTGATTGAGTTCTTTAATCAGCGCAAAGGGCAATTCGGCGAGTTCCTATTCTTTGATCGTACCGATCACCTGGTAACGCTTCAGCGTTTTGGCACCGGTGATGGCACTACGCGAACGTTCCAGCTGTCCCGGGAAATCGGTCACTGGGTGGAACCGGTCTATGGCGTCGTCAATGTGGATGTCGTGACTGTAAGTGGTGCTCCCACTTTAGCCTTCGATGTGGATGAGCTGGGGCGCATCACCTTTACGGTGGCCCCGCCGATGAACGCGGCGTTGGTGTGGAGCGGGGCGTTCTATTTTCGCTGTGCCTTCGAGGCGGACTCGCTCGACGGAGCTCAGCCTTATCGCGCGATCTGGGAACTCAAAAACATCGCGTTCACGAGTATCAAACCATGATCGATGCCACACCTGAATTGAAAGCCTTTCTGTCCACGGCGCGAAGTTTCGTCATGGCGGATCTGTACACGATTGCCCTGGCCAGCGGCCAGGTGCTGCGTTACACCGATGCGGGTTTGCAGGTCTTCTATGCGGGACAGAACTATTCGGCCAGCGGGCCTTTGATCAAGCGGACCGGCGTGCGTGCGGTGCGCGGGATTGAGGTCGACACGTTGAACGTGACCTTTACCGCCGGCATGGACGACACCGTGTTCGGCGAGCCCTTGCTGCCATTCATTGCCGGCGGCGGTTTTGACGGGGCCACCCTGAACCTTGTCCGAGCGTTTATGGCAGATTGGCGCTCGCCGGTCGTGGGTACGGTCACACGCTTCATCGGTAGGGTTGCGGAGGTGGATCCTGCTGATCGCGAGCAGGCGACGGTGACAGTGAAGTCTCCGATCGAGCTGCTGGATACCAAGGTGCCCCGGGGCGTCTATCAGCCCTCGTGCCTGCGCACGGTATACAGCGCCGATTGCGGGGTGAATCGCGCCCTGTTTGAAACCGTGGGTGTGGTCCAGGGCGGCAGCACGGCCCTGCGCGTGAACTCCAATGTGCCTGCCGGTCAGGGCTGGTTCGACCAAGGCGTCATCCGCTTCGTTAACGGCGCCAATGCAGGGGTATCCCGTACGGTACGCAGGTTTACGGCAGATGGTGCCGTGACGATGATCCTGGGATTGCCAGGCGTACCAGTAGCGGGTGATCAGTTTCTGATTTACCCGGGTTGCCCACGGACGCTGGATGCCTGCACCAACAAATTCGGCAACCGAGCGCGGTACCGGGGCATGCCGTTCATTCCCGTCGCGGAGACATCGGTATGAGCCCATGTGAAGTACTGCAGCGTGATGCCGTGATCGCGCAGGCCGAGCGTTGGTTGCGCACGCCGTACCAGCACCGACAGCACTTGCTCGGCGTTGGCGTCGATTGCGCGTGGTTGCTGATCGAGGTGTATCACGCCGCCGGGTTGATTCCCTGGATTGATCCAGGCGCGTATGCCCAGGACTGGCACCTGCACCGCAGTGAGGAGCGTTATCTGGGCTGGTTGGAGCTGTACGGCCGGCAGATCGCTGTTCCGCAGCGTGGCGATATCGCGGTCTGGAAATTCGGCCGTACCTTCAGTCATGGCGCGGTGGTGGTCGATGAGCACCGCGTCATTCACGCCTATCGGGACATCGGCGTCGAGTTTGCAGACATGCGCGAGGAGCGGCTCTCCAGCCACACCGTGCGTTATTACACACTTAACCGATATGGAGTCAGCGATGGGGGGCAGCAGTAGTACCATTTCCAACAGCGCGACACGTATCAACGCGTTGCAGATCCAGAGCAGTGCGAGTGGCAAGCCGATCGCCTGGATAGCGGGCCGGAACCGCATCAGCCCTAACCTCATTTATTACAGTGACTTTGAAGCGGTCGCCAAAACCACGACGAAAAAGTCGGGGGGTAAAGGCGGCGGCGGGGCCACCCAAAAAGACACGACCTACACCTACTACGCGGCTATCATTTTGGCCGTTGGGCGAGGCCCGTTGGGTGCGATTCACCGCGTATTTCGTGACAAAGAGGTGTTTTCCTCACTGGCGCAGATTGGCTTGAACTACGCCAATGGCACTCACGATCAGGCGGTATGGGGGTTTCTTCAAACTCGCCACCCTGCCGAAGCGATTGCCTACGCTGACACGGCCTACGTTTTTTCCAGCAGGTATCTGCTCAACGATAACGCCGGCGTCCAGAATCATACGTTTGAGGTGGACGGGCGTTATCAAGTACCTGGCCTACCGGATGCTAACCCGGGCGACTTCCTGCCCGGGTTGTTGCTCGATCCGTTGGACGGCATTGGTTTTACCCCCGCATGGGTCGCGGACATGTCGAACTACCGCAACTATTGCTTGGCGGAAAACTTACTCTTGAGCCCGGTGCTCGACGAGCAGGCGCCGGCGAATGAGGCGATCGCGCGTTGGCTGCAGCTGACCAACAGCGAGTTGGTTTGGTCTGCCGGTCAACTCAAGGTGATTCCTTACGGCGACCAGGCTGTCACGGGCAACGGGGTTACGTGGTTTCCGAACATCACGCCGGTGGCGGATCTGACTGATGACGACTTTCTTTCAGAGGACGGTGAGCCGCCGGTCTCGCTCAAGATCAAGAGCCAGGCCGACAGCTACAACGAAGTGTCGCTGGAGATCCTCGATCGCGACCATGAGTACAACACCGACGTGGTGCGTGCGCCTGATCAGGCTGCTATTGAGCAGTTCGGCTCCAAGCCGATGGACACCATCAAAGCGTACGAGATCTGCAATATAGCCATCGGTGCCCATGCGGCGCAGTTGCTGGTGCAGCGCAAGTTGTATGTGCGCAATGAATATGATTTCTCTCTCGGTTGGCAGCATGTTCTCCTTGAGCCTATGGACCTAGTGACGATCACTGAGCCGGGGTTGAACCTGCACCAGCGCCTGGTCCGGTTGATTTCGGTCGAGGAGGACGAACTGGGTAAGTTGGCGATCGTGGCCGAGGATGCGTTGTTGGGCGTCGGCAGCGCGCCCAACTATCCGGTGCAGACCAAGAGCGGTTATCAGGGCAATCAGAACGTCGCACCAGGCCCTGTCCTTGCGCCCATCATGTTCAACCCACCCGAAAGCTTGCTGCCTGCCGGCGTGTTGCAGGTCTGGGGAGGTGTTGCCGGTGTCGGTGAAGCCTGGGGCGGTTGTGAGATCTGGATCAGCGCTGATGGCGACAGCTACCGGTTAGCGGAGACGATTTACGGTAGAGCGCGCATGGGGCAACTGACGACGGCGCTGGCCGCTGGAAGCGATCTCGATACGGTCAACACCTTGTCCGTGCAACTGGCGTCAGCGACAGAGTTGGCGGCTGCCACAACCGCCGAGGCGGACAGTGGTGCGACGCTGTGCTGGGTAGCCGGTGAGCTGCTGAGTTACCGCGACGCGGTGCTCACCGGCGTCGGAGGCTACGAGCTGGGGTATCTGCGACGAGGGCGTCTGAGCACGGCCACCTCCAGCCACTCGGCCGGTTCACCCTTTGTGCGGTTGGATGATGCGGTCTGGAAGTACAGCTACACATCCGACCAGGTCGGCAAGACTGTTTGGGTCAAGTTCCGCTCTTTTAACGTGTTTGGTCGAGCGCTTGAGGATCTGGCGGATGTCACTGCCTACAGCATCACGTTATCGCCAGCCCGGGTGGCCCCGGATGCTGCGCAGAATCTTGCCCTGGTCGGTGCCTTCGAGGCGCCGTATTTCACTGTGAGTTGGGTGGCTGGTGCTCGGGCCGAGGATCGCCTTGTGCGTATCCGTCACGCGGGCAGCAATGTCCTGCTGCGAGAAGTAGCGACTACCAGCACGGCGTTCACCTATCGCCGCGAAGATGCTCTGGTCGATGGTGCCCTGGCCCGAAGTTATCAAGTTGAGATCATTGAGCGAAATGCGGCTGGTAGCGCGCCGGGGACGTCACTGCTGGTGACCAATGCGGCGCCTGCAGCCGTAACAGGCACTATGGCTACTGTGAGTGGCACTGCTGCCGATGTGGGCTGCAACACAAGCCTTGCGGCGGACGCCGCGGGCTACCTGTTCGTGTACTCCACGGTCGCCGACTTCGATCCAACCGTCGCAGGTAGCATCGGCTATCAAGGCACCGCTCGGACAGGACAGATCACAGGACTGACCGTCGGTACAACGTATTACCTATGCGCCGCCGCTTATGACACTTGGAGTAGCGCGCGCAGCCAACTTAACTTCGCTCCGGCGATCATCTTTAACACCTGATAGAGAGCCACCATGCAACCCATCCAATTCTTCGCCGCTAGGTCTGAGGACGGTGCCCTGTTGCCCGGTGCAACGGTAGATGTGTTTGTAAGCGGCACCCAGACGCGGGCGGCGCTTTTTCTGGACTCATTGGGGAGTGTTCCTCTTGGTAATCCGTTTGTAGCGGATAAGAATGCTCGAGTCTTTTTTTACACCAGTAGCAACCGAATTGATGTGCAACTTCATCGGGGCGGATATTCCGCACCTGTAGTCCGAGATATAGTTGTAACCGATCCTGACGATATTCTCGCTCTAACTAACGGTGTATACAGAACCGTTCCATTAGGGCTTGCAGCCACTGCAAACGGTAAGATTTTTCAGGTGGTCGCACCTGAGGGTGAAGCCGCCTATGCGATCTATGTCAATGACAATGGAACGGCTCTTGATACAGGAAAGCGCATTCCAACCCGGTACTTACTCGATAAGGTTGAAAGTGCATCGCGCCAATATGCGGATGATGCTAAGAACTATGCTGAAAATGCCAAGGAATACGCAGGACGTAACTTTGGTCCGCTGGCGTCTGACCCTGTTACAAACCCTTTGGGCCAACCATTAGTGGCTGGAGATCGATATTTCAATATCTCTGATGGTATCGAGCGTGTTTACACGGGGTTCGCTTGGTATACCCCGAATGCGGACGGGCAGGCTATCCAGTTAGCACTCGCTAATCCCAACGACCCGGTTAAAGGGGCGGGTATGGTGGCGCTGCCCTATGGAAATGTAAGACAGGCTATAAAGTATCTTACACCCGAGATGTTCGGTGCGTTGGGTAACGATGTTGCCGACGATACTGAGATGATAATGGCGGCGCATGCGGCAGCTAAGTTAACGGGGGCAGCCTTGCACTTCGCGTATGGCCGAATCTATCGGATGACGGGTTTCGTCGATGTGTCTAATGTTGATGTTCACTGGATTGGAGGGGGGACTATTCATCTGATAGATACTGCTCGCTCTATCGAGTTTCACTCTGAGTCGCACATCACCACCTTGATGACGGATATGCAAAAGGCAACGAACTGGATAAAACTGAAGGACGTATCACTTATAAAACCAGGTAGTATCATCTATTTGCAAACGAATATGGATTCGGGTAGCCCTTACGGTGGAATAGGGACAAGGCAGGCGTTCACTGTTGCAGGGAAAATGGCATCAACGTTAGAGCCGAATATCATCGACAGTAACGTCGTTAATACTCTGGAGCGGTCGGAGTGGACGTTTAAAGTTTCCGACGATGGTTTGACCGTCGTGATATACCCGCAACCGCGCCTCATTGATATTAGCGGTATTCGCTTCATCAGGGATCAGATCACGAACAATCGGGCCGTTTCAGTCACCGGATGTCGTGTTCAGATGGATTATGTCTCTTTTGTAAATACGGCGGCCCCGGATCCCGATAGTGGGCAGGATGGTATTCTGATAACGCGCTGTACGAACGGCCATATTCGTAATTTCAAAGGGAGCAACTTACGTTACGCCATCAACCTGGGTGATGGGGCGTCAGGTATGTACATCGAAAACCCCTACGGAGAGCGATGCCGCCACGTCACATATCTCAACGGCTGGGTCGTGAACACTCGCATCAAAAATCTGCGTGGCGAAAACAACAATGCACTCATGGATTCCCATGCGTCACTCAATACAACCTACGATGGCGTATTCACATCATCTGACCGTGGTTTCTCTAACTGCCGTGGTGATGGCGCCACTCTGAGAAATATTGACATTGCAACAACGGCTGAAACTACAGGTGATGGATTTCGGGCTGCGCAGATACGATGGAATGATGCGTACGCTGAACAGCGAAACTCCCGAGATACCATCCTTGAGAATGTGAAAATTACCTATCCGCCTACTTGGAATGATCACTTTCAGGTCGGGTATGCGAAGAACGTAATTCTGAAGAATGTTAATACTTATCCAGCTAGTATCGCCGTCTTGAGTGGGGCCGTAGGTGATGTTGCCGAGGTTCGTATGGAGGACTGTAATCTGAATCTCGCGTTGGGCAGCGGATCCATCGTAAGGGCTCCTATTTACTCCAAGGGTAGAAATAATCGTGGTTCAAAAATTCAGGCAGTCACGAGTGATGAGGTAGTTTATTCGCTGTATCCTTACCCGGACGGAGTCGTAAATGGTATCGATCTAGCATTTAGTGGGAGTGTTTTTAGGGATTCAGTTTCTGTCGCTACACGTAGTTTCTCCTTAGCGCTTTATCCTCACACGCGACCCTTGAATTATTTTAATTTGAGTCATATTGAAGGAGTGGTGCGTCTGCGAATTGCGGGGAGCAATTTCGCAATCACCGATTACACACTACCTTTTAAGTTTTCTTTTACAGGAGGAACGTTGGGTGGATCTATTGGTACGTTGGTTGGGACGTCTTTGGTCGCAGCTATTATACCTATGGAAGTAGGCAGTATTGTCTCAGTGACGACTGACGGTCTATGGAGCTTGAAAATTCCATTTACTATTATTAGACAGAATACCGGGCAGTTATTTTCCGTGAGCTATAGCGTTGAGGCGATTGGAGGTCTGATTTAGAGGGAGTTAGAGCCCATGGCAACCGACTTCGATACGCCCGCAAACCTATCACCCAGCTCGTAAAAACCGACAATCCAGGCGGCATGCAGCATCTGCGTGCGGGGCTGTTCTTCAACAGCTTTACGCGGGCTCAGCTATTGGCGCTCAGTGCGGCCAGCCAAATTGGGGCACTGGCGTATTGTTCGGACTGTACCGGTGGCGCTCAATGGGTCTATGCGAGAGGCGTCGGCGCCCAGGATTGGGTCACTGTGGCCGGCAATACCGCGATCTAAACTTCAAGAGGTGACCAGCATGGCACTTACACTGGATTTGATTTACAAAAACGTAGAGGTCAAGGGCGCTTATGTCACGGTGGCAGTAGTTACCTTGGGCGCAGATAAAGCGGAAATGAACTTCAGTGTTCAGACATGCGCTGAGCCTAACTGCGAACCTTTGACGTATGTGTACCACGCGACACGGTACGACATGGACGGTGAGAATCCATTCAAACAGGCATACGAGTACCTTAAAACACTGTCTGAATTTGAAGGTGCGACCGATTGCTGAAAACAACTAACGGCGGAAGCGGAATTTGGTCCAGCCATATTTCAATCTAAAAGTTCCAGTATCTCCACGTAGAACGTAGAGGCTTGCTCGATAAAAAGCAGTAAAACGAGAGAATCCCAAGTTTCTGATTTTTTTGTAAATCCAAACCCATTCGTGGCGATTGGTAGTTTTGGGAGGGGGTAACACCATTAGCTCTCTCCTTGTATATGTATGCGGAATTTAATGCGGATGATAGTTATGTGCTCCATCTAAATGCTGACAAGTAATAACGGGGCAGAGCTACTTGTTGAGATGGTTCTTGTCTCATAGTTTATTTTTACGCTATATCGCGCATCCAAGCAAAGTAAGTTGGTTTTCACTTCTAATTTCCGCCGTTGTGCGGTTTTTTTTCGTCTGGAGAAAAGTATGTCGATAACCGAACAGCAACTGCTGCTAATCCTCCCGAACGCCCGCCGCAATGCCGGCGTTTTCGTTCCTGCCTTGAACACGGCTATGAACCGTTACGGCATCGTCGGCACATCTCGCGCGTGTGCGTTCATCGCCCAGGTCGGTCATGAGTCTGGCCAACTGCGGTGGGTGCGCGAGATCTGGGGGCCGACGGCACAGCAGTCCGGCTATGAAGGGCGCGCCGATCTTGGCAACACGGTGAAGGGGGACGGCTCCAAGTACCGTGGGCGCGGCCTGATCCAGATCACCGGGCGGGCGAATTACGAGGCGTGCGGTGAAGCGTTGGGCCTGGACCTGATCAATCAGCCTGAGCAGCTCGAGCAGCCGCAGTACGCCGCGATGTCGGCGGCCTGGTTCTGGTCTACACGTGGGCTGAACACCCTGGCGGATGCTGGAGACTTCGTGAAGATCACCCGGCGGATCAACGGCGGGATCAATGGACTGGCCGATCGCCAGGCGCTGTACGACAAGGCGCTGGAGGTGCTGGCATGAGCGAAATAAAAACCATAGGGCGCTGTCTTGGCCGAGCAGTTGACGGCTCGATTTGGTTCTTCTGCAATGGCTGCAACGGCCCGCATAGCATCAAGGTCAACTCACCCAATACGCCCGGACCGAACTGGGGCTACAACGGCAACCCGGACGCGCCGACGTTCACGCCTTCTGTGCTGGCTCGAACTACGGGCGCCCCTGATGGACGTAGCGTAATGACGCCCGAGGACGAGGCGGAGTACGACGCTATCTATGCAAAGGGTGGAAGAGAGGCGGTCTTTGCCAGCCGCTTCGGCAAGGTTTGCCACTCATTCGTGACCGATGGTCGAATCCAGTACCTGGGCGACTGCACGCACGCTCTGGCTGGTCAGACGGTCGATCTGCCGAATTGGGAGGAGTCATGGGCGAATTGGTAACGCAGTACAAGGCCGCGCTTATCCTCTTTTCTTGCCTGCTGCTGATCGGCATTGGTGCTGGCGGCGCCTGGCAGGTGCAGGACTGGCGGATGGGTAAGCAGCTCGCCGAGCAGGCGGGCCAGTTCCAAACGGACCTGCGCGCCCTCAGCAATGCCGCCACCGCCCAGGCCCGCGCTGAGCAGGGCAAGCGAATGGACACCGAGCGGGCCCTGGCCACCTCTGACCAACAACATACCAAGGAATTATCCGATGCCCAGCGCAACCAGGCTCGCCTGCGTGACCAGCTTGCTACTGCTGATGTCCGGCTGTCAGTCCTTCTCGACTCCACGGATCCAGCCAGTGGCTGCAATGTGCCTACCGCCCCCGGCGCCGTCGGCGTGGTTCATGCAGCCCGTCGAGCCCAACTTGACCCAGCGCATGCTCAACGAATTATCGGCATCACCGATGCCGGCGACCAGGGACTAATCGCCTTGAGGGCATGCCAGGCCTACGCAAAAGCAGTCTCTACATCGAAATGA